TCAGATGTCGGAGCCTTCGGTGTCGCGGGGTGGCGACCCGTCCACGCGGCAGGTCAGACCATCACCAAGGATGGTGACCCGAATGCCCGCTTTGAACAACGCCATCAATCTGGATGCCTCGGGCGCTACGAGGTAGTAGTAGCGCCCGGTAGGGTGATCCTTGCCGCTCATCAGCGTCCACCTCTCGGATTACCGAATCCGCCGTAGCGCATGGCCTCTGCCAGCTCCATTTGGATCGTCAACTTCACTGTATCACGCACTGACGCCGCCACTGCTCGCGCCGTTTGCTCAGACGTATCAGCGAGGCGTTGGCGATGCCGCCGGTGTTGTAGTGGAAACTGACCAGCGCATCGAACTCGTGCGGCTCCACCGGCACATTGACTGCGCGGAGCACCTCGGCCTCGTAAGCGACGATGTTGGCGCGGAAGAGCCGGAACGCCTCGCGGACCCCGGCATCGAGATCGGCGGTCATGCCACGCGACATCCGTGCCGGATCGGGCGGACCGGCGGCAGCGGTATGGCCAATGCCGAAGGTCCAGATGTTTTTGACATCGAGATAGGGTCCGGGCACGCGTCCTTCGTGCCGGACGAGGGCCAACAAGCCCCGGTCGGTCATGTCCATGGGATCACCCGAAGATGGAGGAAACGATCAGGATCAGGGCGGCGACGAGCAGGCCGATGCGCAGGCGGTGACTGAAGGCCTGTGCCGGGTCGGCGGCGTCGCAGCGGATAGCGCGCGCAAGGCGGCGAAGTTCATGCATCGGGGGTGCCCCCCTTGCCGCTGCGCAGCCGGGCGAGGACGACCTCGATGAAGGCGGGGCCGAAGACCCCAACCAGATAGGCGGCGGAGCCCGCCGCACCCCCGGCCGGGATCGCCTGCGATGGCAGGCCGAGCCAGGCGGTGATGACCGCCATCGACAGGCTGCCATCAGATTCTTCTGATCCGGGCTGCCCGCTTTCTGATGCAGCGCATCCAGCAAAGCGGCAGGATCGCGGAACAGCACAACCGGCCCCTGTTCGCGCCGGATGGCACCCGGAAATCTTCCGAGGAAGGGCTGGAGCAGGAGTTCAACAGCCTGCATGCACAGCGCGAAGCATGCGAAAGGAAGTCTGACGACGCTGGACGCCATGCTCGTTCAGGCGCGGGCGTATGCGGTTCTCGACATCACACACCATACGGCGTCAGTTTATGCCGAGGTTAAGTCGAAAGTAGCCCATAAATATTTGGCCAAAACGCTGCGTAAAGATCGGCCGAAATATATCCAGGAATGGGTCGATAGTGTAATCTCCCCCTTTTTAACGGGGTGCATCCGTAGAATTCACGCAGCCATTTTCAGTTTCATGGCGGGTGTTATCCCGCCGATACCCATGTTGGGGCGGTCGTTGTTGTAAGTCCATAGCCATTGCGTGGCCTGATCCTGTGCCTCCTCGATGCTTTCGATGATGTATTGGTCCAGCCACTCGTGACGAACCGTCCGGTTAGGCACCGAGGGTCTGCCAGTCCCCGCCGTTGAAGTATTCCGCAGCTTTCTTTGCGAGGCCGATTGCGCGCTGACGATCCTGAGAGCTTAAATTATGTTGCTGCACGTCGCATGTCCTCGTCATAAGCATTTACCGACACTCTAGCGTGCAGACGCCAAAACGGAAGGCCCGCACACACTTTCCATAGCCATCCCGTGCAAATTCCGAGCAAAAACCGGGCAAAAAACAAAGCTCCGTCCCGCACGGCGGGGGCTAACCGCTTGATAGGGATCGCTTTTCAACTTCTAGAATGGGTAAGAAAATGGCGGAGGGGACGCGACCACGATCGAACCTTCTCTGAGCCCGGCCGAACAGGCAGAACCCACAAGATTACTTGTAACTATCTGACTTGCATATCATTTTCGCTGACGCCTTCGTTCCCCTGCGCACATGTGTGCGCGCGCGAAAGGAGTCGAAAATGCGTGAAACTTGTTTGAATCAGACAGAGCTGGCAGCACGCTGGAAAATCAGCCCGAGGACGCTGGAACGGTGGCGCTGGATCGGGGACGGGCCTCGGTTCCTGAAAATCGGCGGTCGTGTGATCTACAGGATTGAAGACGTGGAAGCGTTCGAGCGCGCCGCGCTGAGTGCTGCCGGAGAACAGTATCGAAAGGATTGAGCACCACATGATTGTGTATTCTGGTCTGCCTTCATAAGCCACCGTTATCGTTCAGTAATCGACGTCCCGATTCTGCACCGATCTTGAATTTGGCTTGGCGGACTGATCTTCTCGGAGGCCTCTCTTGGGTGGACCAGCATATGCAGCAACCGCGAACAATCATCCGCGTCGTCATTCCCCTGACGATCCGCAAACGCAATGGGCGGCCGAAGATCCTTCCGCCCGACGATGTGGACGCGCGAAACGGCTGGGCGCAGGATCCCCATGTGCTGCGCGCCATCGCCCGCGCCTGGAGTTGGCGTCGGCAGCTGGAAACCGGTGCCGCCTCTACCATCCAGGATATCGCCGCAGCCGAGAAGGTCTCCGACCGGTTCGTGGGACGGATGATCCGGTTGGCGTATCTTTCCCCGAACGTCCTTGAGACACTTGTCATCACCCGTAAGCCGCCGGCGCTTTCGCTCAACGATCTGATGGCCGTGGCCGAGTTGCCGTGGTTCGAGCAGGCGAAGCGCGTGTTTGAATAATCCGGGAGCCATCCCCGTTGACGCCGAGTGGCGTTTTGCCGCCCAATCAGTAAATAAGGGAGCAAAAAGGGTTCGTGCCTGGAAGGATTGCCGCGTGCCACAAGCGAGAAAACCGCCCGTCGTAGCGGACGAGAAGAAGATCCGGGCTCTGCTCGTAACCTACGCTTGCCCAGTTCCATTTCACGAAATCCGGACTCGATTTCTGGGCAACATCGCTACACCGGCGATGTCGGCTTCACCCATCTCTGTCGTGAAGAACCTGTGGGGCGGGGAGCTGCCCGAATTTGAGAGCCTCGACGCCGTCAATGAGTTGATCGGCGTTCTCGTCAACGGCCTCTGGAACTCCCTCACGCGCCATCAGAAGCGCAGCGATCCCTTCCGGCTGGTGCGGCCAACGGTTACGCCCACGCGCGACGGGCTCGCGCAACTGGCGCTGATACGGCGGCAGGAGATTGACGGCTTCTTTGAGGGGCTGTTTGCGGGTGAGGAAGAGGCCGACCTACCGGCGAAGGCATCGGCGGCGCTCGACACGCTCGGCGAAGTGCGCGCCATGATCGCGGGGGTCCATGAGGTCGCCAGCGATGCCAGCAAGCCTGCAGATCTATCTGACATCGTCACGACGATGAAGCATCTGCGGGAGCTGACCCGGATTACGGAGATCGAGATCAACCGGGTCGTTCTCGACTGCACGCGGGCGCGGCGCCAGATGCTTGGGTCGATCGGCACTACCAGACCCACACATCATTGAGCGACGTGTGCATACGCTGGTCCGCGCATCGCCGCGCCACACAACGCCCACTTCGAGTGTCTCTGATGGAATGCCAGGCGCGAGAACTGCGGTAAAAAGTTCGCTCGACATGAATCAGCAACCGACTGGAAATGTTGTGTTTTCTTTGACCGAACCTAATCTGGCGAGGTTCGGTCGGATAGAGACGAAAGCCGTTCAGAGACCGAAAATCGGCGCTGCGCCAGTCTCTGAGGTTCGGTTGGCTTCAGCAAACCCCTTTGAAACTTGGGAGAAATTCGGCGCTCATGGAGCGTCGCTCAAGGTTCGCGACTGGAAACTGGCGGACAGTGAGACCGCCTCACACCTGTTCCAGCATGTTTCACTGTGTAGCAGAAAAACGGAAATCTTTCAATGTATACCAATATGTTGTCAGATCATCCTGTTTCACATGCTTGCATCAAGTTCCGGTCTGATCCATGTGTATTTGTGTATGGATAGTGGACGAGGAAGTGAGCCATGGGCCTTTTGACTGTACCAGAGGTAACGAATGCCAAGGTGGATGGCGACAAGGCTTTCAAGATCATGACGGACGGACATGGGCTTTATCTACGTGTCGGTGCGCCGCACCGGGTGCGCGGTGGTCTGGTGCAGAAGTACTGGATAGCCAAGATGATGTTCAACGGTAGCCGCGTTGAAGTCGGCATTGGTTCGGCCCATGAAATATCCTTGCGCGAGGCGCGGGAGGCCAATGAAGCCCTGCGCGTGAACGCCCGCAACGGGATAGACCCCCGGACGCGCAAGGTGATAGCTGACCCCAAGGGCGTGCCTACATTCGCGGAAGCGGTAGACCTGTACCTGAAAGAGAAGCTGAAAGAGTTCTCCAACCCCAAGCACGTGCAACAGTGGCAGAACACTCTCAAGGATTACGCCTGTACGCCGAAAGGCGGCGCGGGGCTTGGCACCAAGCCAGTCGATACGATCACGGCGGATGACGTGGCGCGGGTGCTGAAACCCATTTGGGCGATCAAGACCGAAACTGCATCGCGGGTGCGGGGACGGATTGAACAGGTGCTTGCATGGGCAACGGTCAAGCACCATCGCAAGGGCGAGAACCCCGCCCGCTGGAAAGGCAACCTAGAGTTCCTTCTGGCCAAGCCGGGGGCGATCAAGAAGGTGGGGCACCATGAGGCGCTGCCCTACCAAGCCCTGCCTGCCTTTATGAAGGACTTGGCCGGGCGCGACACGGTATCGGCGCTGGCGCTGCAATGGCTGATCCTGACGGGCGTGCGGTCCAGCGAAGGACGCGGCGCGCTGTGGTCAGAGGTAGACCAAGAGGCCGGGGTATGGACCATCCCTGCTGACCGCATGAAGATGAAGGTGCCGCACAGGGTGCCCTTGTCTGCGCAAGCCTTGGCCGTGGCAAAGAAGGCGAAGGGCCTGTCCGACACATTCCTGTTCACCACGGGCACGGGGCCGGTCAGTGAGGCGGCACTTAGGAAGCTGGTCAAAGAAACCCTCAAGCAACCTGACCTGACCCTGCATGGGTTCCGCACGACGCTGCGCATGTGGATGCAGGATGCGGGGACGGATTACGAAGTGGCGGAAACGGTTCTGGCCCACAAGGTAGGGTCTGACGTGGCGCAGGCGTACGCGCGCGGGGACTATCTGGAACGGCGGAGAGGGGTCATGCAGACCTATGCCAACTACGCATGCGGCCAAGCCTCTGTGAAGGATAGCTAATCCAGCGCAACCCGGTTCGCTGTCCTGAATATCGTTGTATACCAATAGGTTGACACCTTCACAGTTTTGACAACGCCACGCTTTGCGGCTATAAGAATCCACCTGAAACAGGATGGGCAGGGCATGGAACGGAAACTGATCACGATTAAAGAGGTGGGCACTGCGCTGAATTGCAGCCGCACGACCATCTGGCGCAAGGTGAAGTCCGGCGCGTTGCCTGCGCCGCTGAATGTCTGTGGCATGACGCGGTGGAAGCCCGAGGATATAGAGGCTGTGCTGACAGCGGCAGAGGCCGCGCGGGAAGAGCCATCAACACCGACACTGCGCAGAGGTCGCGCGGGGATAGCTGCATGATCCTCTGTCTGTTCTACATCGACGCATAACCCGCCACCCACTGTGTGAAGCCCTCTCCCCAGCGTAGTTTCCTCACCATCCCCATAGCCCCTAAGGGAACCCTGCCGGGCAGCTATGGGAGAGGATAGATCGGGGCTGGTGTGGGCAAAGGAGTCTCTCGCTCGCCCCCTACAGGTGGTGGCATGGACGGCGGCGGACACGACATAGCGCACCCGGTGCGGCATCGGACCCGCCCCCCTTTGGAGGCGCGCTTTGCTTATTGGCTGCGCAGCACCTTCAAAATCCCCTCTGGCATGGGGGCCGGTGAACCGTTTGCCCTGCATCCGTTCCAACTGGCCTTCCTGCGGCAGTATCTGGCGCAAGAGGCGGATGGACCCCTCTGGCGGACTTGCATTTACAGCACCCCCCGTAAACTGGGGAAGTCCACCCTCTTGGGTGCCCTTCTCTTGGGGCGTATGTGCGAGGATAGCCCGATCTACCTGCCGGGGTTCATGGGGGCAGTCGCGGCACCATCGGAAAAGCACGCCACCTACATCGCCACTGCGATGAAAGCCATTCTTGAAACGGCGGGACGCGAAAAGGAACTGCGGCGGCGGCATGACCCCAAGCCGGGGATTCTGTTCATCGGGGATGCCACGCTCACCCTGTCCACCGGGACGCGGGCGCAGGGCCATGGCGCTGACCTTGACCTTGCCGTGATTGACGAAATGGGCCTGCTGTCGCAAAACCAGTCCGACCTTGTGACGGGGTTCTTTGACGCGCTGTCAGCGCGCAATGGGCAGTTGATCCTGACCGGCACCCGTGGCGACAGCCCGACCTACAATGAGATGATCGACCGGCCCGACAAGCGCACGCACGTGACGCTCTATGCCGCTGACAAGGGTGATGACCTGTCAGACCCGGCGACTTGGCACAAATCGAACCCCGGCCTAGGCACCATCAAGCCACTGCGCTTCATGGAAGATGCCTATGAGAAAGCGCAACAGTCAGGTTCGCTGACAGAGTTCGGTGCTTGGCAGAACAACCAAGCCTTGCAGCCGGGCCGCGAACTGCTCTTGGACTATGACACTCTGCGCAAGTCCTACCGGGACGATCCGCAGACCATCCCCGGCGAACCTGTTCACATCGGTATCGACCTTGGCGGGTCCGCCAGCATGACCGCCGCGACCATCAGCTTTGAACAGTCGGGGGTGGTGAAGGTGCTGGGTGCCTTTCCCGGCGCTGACCTGAACCTTTTGGAACGCGGCAAGCGCGATCTGGTGGGTGATCTGTGGCACCGCTGTGCCCTTGCGGGCGAGTTGATCGAAACAAGCGGCTCTGTGTCCGACCTTGCAGAGTTCCTGCCCGCGCTGATTGCGATGATCGGCCCGCACCCTGTGCGGTCTGTGTCCTGTGACCGCTACAGGCAAGCTGAGTTTGAAACCGCCATGGCGCGGGCGCGGCTGGCGTGGCCAGTGATCTACAGGGGAACAGGCCCCAAAGATGGTGATGCAGACATTCGGTCTACGCGCCGCCTGTTCATCGCCGGGGCGATCCAGATGAAGCGCAGCCTCTTGCTGGAAGGCAGCATGGCAGAGGCGGACGTGAAGGTGTCCAGCACCGGGGCCTGCCAGCTTTCCAAGAGCCACCCGCACGCCCGTATCGACGTGGCGCAATCGCTTGTGTTGGCCTGTAGCGCCCTGCTGCGCGCGCGGGATGAAGTGAAGCCCACGTACGAGGTAGATATCCTATGAGAACCGACCCCCGCCCTATCAACAGCCCCCAGTGGCGCGCGATCCGGCCTTTCATCGCGCACCGCGCGTCTTTCCGCTGTGAGACGTGTTTCGAGTTTCTGGGCCTGACCGGGCAATGCGATCACATCATTCCTCGTTCGGAAATCGACATGCTGGGCATCGGCGTCTTTGACCCCACGAACCTGCAATATCTGTGCATCTCATGCCACAGCGCGAAATCGAACCGCGAACGCGCCGCCGGACGCGAGAAAAAGCCCCCGAAAAGTCACACCCGCACGACCGTCCCCGGACGCGACGCCTTCTTGGCAGCGACTGGAATTCTCACTGTAGCCCCCAAGAGGAATGAAAAATGCTAAAATCTCAAGAAGTTACCCTTGCCCAAAGCTAGCGCCGCGAACGTATGGCGGCAATTCAGAAGACCGAAACCCTGTCAGACGAAGGCCGCACCGAATTGCGTTCGCTGGCCGATGCCTACGAAGGCGCAGAGGTGGAACTTCGCGCCGCGTTGCTGGTGGAGGGGGCCGAACGCGACAAGATCAAGGCCCCGGATCAGGCCGGGTCGGACTTTGCCCGCGAATGCCGTTCGTTCTCGCTGTCCGGGCTGGTGGGTGCCATGACCGAAGGCAAACCTCTGTCGGGCCGCGAAGCGGAAGTGGTGGCCGAACTGGAAACGCGCGGCCAGACCCCGCAACGTGGTGGCGTTGTCATCCCTTGGGAAGCGTTCGGGCTGGAAACCCGCGCCGACAGTGTCACCGATACTGCCCCCGGCACCTCTGGCGAACTGGCATCGCGCCCGGTGATGAACGCCCTTGAGCGGTTCTTTGAGACCAGCGCCGCGCAGCGGTTCGGCGTGCGGGCTTTGCAGGTGCAGGGCACGCCTTCATTCCCTGAAATCACCGGCGGCGGGGGTCTGTCATGGGTGGCAGAAGGTGACGGTGCAGACAGCGCCGCGATCACGACCGTTGCCACCTCGCCAACGATCCACACCGCCACGGCGCGCTATGTGATGACCCGACAGGCGACCCGCCAGAACCCGGCGCTGGAATCCATCCTGCGGCGCGACCTGTCTGAAATCATGCGGCAGGGTATCGACTTGGCCGTGTTCCGTGGCACTGGCACCGGCGAAGAACCTGCGGGGCTTGGCGCGGTGCTGACCGGGGGCCGCACGGCGGCATTGACGGGCAAGGCATCATTCTCTGCCTTCCTGCAACGGGCGGTGGAACTGCAAGAGACCGCGAAGCTGTCAGACGCATCAGGCATCCGCATTGCTGGTGCGCCTATCGTGGCGCAGACGCTGGCTGATAGCCTGATTGCAGGCACGGCGGTGTCAGAACTGGACCGGCTGAAAGCGTTCGGCTTGGCCCCCCTGTGGAGTTCGCAGGTATCGGCGCGCGGCGTGCGGGATGGCACCGGCAAGGGCACTTCCACCGTGTTCTTTTCGGCGGGCGACGGTCATGCCCTGATGCCGACTTGGGGCGGCGTGGAAATTATAATCGACCCCTATTCGGAAAGTAAGTCCGGCAAGGTGGCGATCACGACCTTTGCTTTCCTTGACCTGCTGTTCCAGCGCACAGCCACGCACTTCTTCAAGCTGACGGCTGTGCAGGATCGGGCCTGATACATGGAAACGCGCGTAACATGGCCCGTAGCGGGCTTGGAACTGCGCCGGGAAGGACGCCGCCCGGTGATTGCCGGGCGGTTCCCCTATGGCGGGCTGGCTGTGCTTTCTGACCGGGGTTCGGTGCGCAAGGAACGCATCATGCAGGGGGCGTTTGACTTCACCCTGGACGATGAAGACCTTGAGGTGAACCTGCTGTTTGGTCACGACTTTGACAAGCCTCTGGCATCGCGCCGGAACGGTTCGCTGATCTTGGCTGACAGTGACGACGCCCTGACCTTCACTGCCAATATCGACCCGGCCTTGGAAGACGTCACTCACGTTCGGGACGCCCTCAAAATGCTGGGGGCGGGCTTGGTCACAGGCATCAGTCCGGGCTTCCGGGTTCCCAGCAAACAGGCGGTGCCGGGTGCCGAACGTCTGGACCCTGAACCGGGCAATCCATCGGTGATGATCCGGTCAATCATGGCCTTGGTCTTGTACGAACTGTCGCTTGTCACACGCCCGGCCTACGCGGAGTCGCAAGCTGAACTGCGCGCCCTGCAACATGCGCAGCCGCTGCGCCAAGAGAGGTTGCTTTTACCATGATCACGACCTTTAACCAAACGCGCGGCGCGGTGCCCACAACGCTTTCGCCGGTGGAAATCGCGCTGGAAGCCGGTGTGACCAATGAACGGGCTACGGCGATGATTGCCGCTTGCTGGCCGTTGGCCGAGACCTTCACCGGGCGGAACTACTTTCCGGTGACGGGGGCTGTGGCGATTGCCAACGTGCCGGAAGGCGGCGGGGAAGCCTGCTGGCCGCGCGCGCCTTTCCCTGAAGCGCTCACTATGGAGTTCTGGACCGGCCTTGCATGGTTCGCCGCAACCAATGTCTTCTACCTGCCTGAAGACGGTGGTGTGACGGGACTTGCTGAAGGGCGCTATAAGTTCACCCAAGAGGGCACCGTGACCCCTACAGCGCCCGCTGGGAACGTGCTGGAAGCCGTGAGAGCCTTGGCGCTCTACCAGTTGGTGCATAGCCCCGCACGGCGCGAGTTCCGCCAGATCAATGCGGGGGATAGTTCCCTGACCCGTGAAGCCCTTGACGGTCTGTTCCGGGCATCTGGCGCGGGCATCCTTCTGGCCGGTGAGGTGCGCTGGTGAAACTCTGGCCATTTCCCCGGCGCGAAACCGAACGGGAACAGCGCGCCGCCTTCCCCTCTGTCACGGCAGAGCACTTGGCCGGGCGGCGGGCTGGTGTCCTGTCTGACGGTGCTGTGCCTTTGTCGGCTACGGTGGCGACGATTGCGGGCACTTGGTCTCGTGCCTTTGCAATGCTCGATGCAAATCCGGACCCGAACCCGCTCACTGCCGCGCACCTTGCGGCAATCGGTCTGGACCTCTGCCTGCGTGGCCAAAGTTGCTTCCACATCCGGGTAGAAGGGTCTGACCTGTCGCTGCACCGGGTGGCCTACTGGGATCAGTTTGCGGGCGGGCGCTTCCACCTCCACATCGCGCACCCGCACCAGACGGAGACCATCCGAGCCTTGGCGGGTGAGGTGCTCATGCTGACCATCAACAGCCCGGCAAATGCGCCGTGGCAGGGGCGGCCCCCCTTTCAGATGATGGGCGGCAGTCCCCGCCTCATGGCGGATATTGAGCGGGCCGTGGCGGGCGCTGTGGACTGGGTTGGGAGGGGGGTTCTGCCGTTCCCGGACGCTGTGCCGGAAGAACAGCAAAACGCGGCTATCCGGGGCCTCAAGGGCGGGGGCATGCTGGCCACCATAAGGAGCAAAGCAGACTTCGCCACCTCCACCGGCTCTAACCGTGCGTCAGAGTTTCGCCGGGTGGAACTTACGCCAGACCTTGAACAAGCGGACCTGAACCCGACTGTGGACCAGTTGCACAACCGCTTGCTTGCGGCGGCGGGCATCCCGCCTGCGCTGCTGACCCCCAGCGGGAACGCGGGCGCGATGCGCGAAGCTTACCGGCTGTTCTGTTTGCAGACGGTTGAACCCCTCGCCCGCACACTGCTTCCTGAGTTGTCCAAGATCGGCGTCATGTCCCTTAGCACCCGTTCCATGCTTTCGGCAGACGTGGCTGGCCGGGCGCGGGCTGTCGGCACGCTGGTAGGTGCAGGCGTGCCTCTTGACCAAGCGATGCAGCTTGTAGGTTGGGGGAAAGCTGACGGGGGAGCCTATGAATAACCATGTCAATGAGGCATTTCGTCGCGCATCACGGCATAGTCCGCTTTTCCGTTCGTTCCAACTGTTCAGGCTGGCAACCGGCGGGCCGCACAACCGCCCCCTAGCTGGCACCTTTGACTGGGTGGATACAGTCAAGGGGACGTTACATTTCCGAGAGGTGGACGGTCCCGACTATAGGGAAGGCGTGGTGACACTGCTTGTCCCTTTCAAGGCGCTGCCTGACTTGATCTTGGCCGATGATGGGCAATGGCTTTCGGTGGTGGAGGGCACCGGCGCGGACGCGCTGGGGGTTTCGCATAAGATCATCGTCAGACGCTGGGAAACCGGCATGGCTGATCATCTGCCGATTATCCGCAATGCGGCACCCTGATGGCCAAGAAAGACAGGTATATTCCTCTGGGCATAAAGCACCAGTGCGCAATGCGCCAGATTCTTACTGGGCTGGCGCAAGCCTATGGCATCGGTGAAGAGGTCTCAAAACTTCTGGATGACCGGCAGGAAACACGCCTACAGGACTGGCCGCTATCGCGCTTGTTGAAAAATTCGCGGAAAATCACTGGCTATACAAAGTCAGACGTCAATCGTCGCGGTGGACCAAGCCGCGTCGTGCTGCTTTCTTTGGAAGAGCCGACAGAAAAGAACCGCATTAGAAACCCGACTGTTTCACACCTGTTCAAGGTGGCCAAGGGCTACGATATACCGCCCGCGCTGATATTAAACGCCAGCTTGCAAGAGGCCGGGCTGTTGAACGAACCCGGTGCGCTTGGTGATATACCTGTGCGAGTTCGCAGGCGTTCCAAGCGTTTGTAGTATATTCCAACACCTATTGTGACCCGCGTTTACCAAACGCCGTTTACCACGTAGCTTCAACTCCTGTCGAAACATGGAGTTTAGCACGATGTACATTGATATTTTTGCGGAGCCGCCACCACGCGCATTTTCGGCGCTACATGGTGCTTGTCGCTATCTGACCCCTTCCGAAAAGGCCGTGATGATCTGTCTTATTGGCATGGCATATGGCAGCTGCGGCAAACCCTTTACAGCGACCGCTTCATCCGTCGCAAATGTGACCGGCCTCACATTGCCACCTATCGGCACGGCAATTCGAAATATGGTCCGTCTCGGACTGATCAAAAGAGTCCGTGAGCGCAAGGGGAAGTTTCCTGCCTACTACCTTTTGAACGTGGAGGCTTTAGAGGCACTTGGCGCAAAGGTTGAAGCGGAGAGCCCTGCCGAATTTGCTCCCCCGCCAGTCCGCAAAAGAATGCGCCGCAATCAATGACGCACCGGGCGCGATAAAAAGGAACCCGCCCGGTGGGCAAAACCGGGCGGGGCAATCATACGTGGAAAACAATATGACAAACGTAGCGCCAACAAACAGAAAGATCAACCCGCTTACCGCCTTCTATGCTGGCATTTTAAAAGCAACTGAATCGGACTGGCCCAAAGATGATGATCAGAATACCTATGGTAGCCCTTTTGCCTTTTGCTGGGCTGATGATCAATTCAGGGACCAGATCATTTCATGGCTTCTGCACAGCGCTGGCAAAAGACAAACTGACTACGCGGGCCGGGAAGTCCTACGCTACCTGATGTTTCGCTTTCGCGTAGCACAGCACCGCAAACGTGCATCAGGAATGTCCGCAGACTTTAGAGGGCATCGCTGGGTTTGGGCAACACATGCGGAAGTGTCACGCCTCACGTGTGTGTCTGAGCAATCTGTGCAGCGCGCTATAAGAGAACTTGAGCGGCGTGGATTGATCCATCAAGTCTATGACTACGCTCTGAACAACGTGCCTCATTACCGACCATCGGCGGACCTGTTTCGGCTGTGCAGGCAAGTCACTTTGCCATGGGATAAAAAGTGCATCAAGGCACAGTGCGAGGGGGCGAAGGCGGCGGAATATGAAAGCCTGCTCGACCATTGGGCAAACGCCCATGTCCTCTTGGTGAACACCTTCCACGATGATCTGCGCGCGCTGGTGCGTGCCTTTGGGCAGGAGAATACCCCCGGCAGGATGAAGACGTTCGCGGACGGGTTCAACTCGCTGCTGGAAAGGGCTTCTGACTTGGCGGATGCGAACGAGTGACCGATGTACCATGCCTTTATGCGGAAGGGGGGGGTGGTATCAAACTCGATGGAGGGTGGTATCAAACTCGATGAGGGTGGTATCAAACTCGACGGGGGTGGTATCAAACTCGATGCGGGTGGTATCAAACTCGACGGGGGTGCCATCGAGTTTGATAGGGCCTGA